CCAGTTGAAGAGTTAATTGATTACACAAGGGAACTTGAGGAAATTGTACTTGAAAGAAAAATTGAGGATTCATACGATAAAGAACATATGTTAAGAACTATGTTATTAGATATATTAACAAGTTGTCGTGATATGGAAGAAACAAACGAATTGGCAAAAAGATATCCTGATATGTATGAGAAATGTGATTCCGAATCTTTAGTTAAAAATTTAAAGATTTATATTATGGATATGAACAATAAAAATAATTTAAGAATATGAACAAGATTAGCTTAAGTGAAAATTGTTTTGGTAATGATGTTGAGATAGATGATGAATCATTGTTCAGTCATGAATATGATAATAGGAGTCCTGAGATGGTTAATGATTTGCAGGATAAATTGATTGATAACCTAAGATTGATAAAAAATAAATTAAGTATGAATGATTGGACAGAGATTGTCCAAATGATTATTAATCACGGAGATGAGTTTGAGTATGATGTTGAAAATTCAATGGATTATGAACCTTGTGATCAGTGTGGTAATTGGAATCATAATCATATATATAACAAAAAGAAAAATGACTAGAGTAAAATTATTTGTAATTGATGAGAAGCCTTATCTTGGATCAACAGAAGAAATATTTATTGGTGATGACGCCATTGTAACCGTAAATGGACAATACCCAATGATTGTTAAGTGTGAAAACGAAATCGTATTAAATTTGATAAAGAACCCTAAATTAAGTTTAACTCGAAGTTTTAAGATCCATGCCAAACCTGAAAAACTAACTTTAACTCCTGAAGACATTGATAGAATATTATCTGTTGATGAAGGATTATGTGAAGTTGAAAATTTTGAGGGTAAAATTAGGTTTATTTAAAAAAAATACATATCTTTGATAAAAATAAGATATGGTTAAAAAAGCTGAAATATTGAGTCAAGAGTTTAAGGTTACGTTTGCACAAGATGCAGACTGTTGCACATCTGAAGATCAATTCTTAACAATCAAAACTGATAATGGTGGTGGTGGTGACTTCTTTGTTATTGAAACAGAAAGATGGGCGTTTGATTCCGTTGATGAATTGGTTGAGTTATTTAACAAGTTCAAAGAGAAACACGAAAAAATCAAAGAAGAAAGTTTATGAGAAATTTATTAATTGATACACCTAAAGGTAATGGTGAAATTGACAAAATTTACATCTCCGAATTAGGGTTTTTAATGTTAAGAGTTTATTTTAAAAACGGTACATTCACTACCTATAATTTAGGTAAACATGATCCTAACGACAATATGTTTACAAATAAATTAACGGAAAATCAAATGGAGATAAATTTATGAAAAAATTAATGTTTATTATGTTATTGGGAATAACTTCCTGTAATGTAAAAGAATTCAAGTATGAGATTCATGGTAAGGTATATGTACCAACTTCAGGACTAAACCCAATGCACGACGCAATATGGTATACAGATACTATTAGTTTTGATGGAGATACCGCATATTACTTTAATAGTGACGGATCTGAGGTAAGAATCTATCCTCCTTATGTTTTAATTGATAAATCTTTAAATAAATAATATATGAAAAAAGTGTTTTTGGCAATTTTAATGGGTGTTATGGTAACATCTTGTACGGAGAACGAAAGAGTAAAAGCTTGGGGTGGTGAAGGAACAATTAACCTACCAAAAGGTAAAAAATTGGTTAACGTAACATGGAAGGAAACTCAAGTTTGGTATCTAACCAAAGATATGGATTCAAACGATGTTGCCGAAACATACGAGTTTCACGAAGAGTCATCATACGGAGTTATTGAAGGAACATATAAAATAATTGAATCTAAATAATATGACAGAAAGAGAACTAATCCTTTTAGGATTTAAAAGTGAACTAATAGAAGAGCACGATGAGGACGACTCTTATTACTACGTGTTGGATATTGTTGATGGGTTAACATTCATCACACCAACAAATGAGGAGATTAAAAACGGTGAATGGTACGTTGAGTTATTCAATACGGATCCATTGGTTCGATTCGATAGTTTCGGACAGGTTCAAGGTTTAATCAATACCCTAACTTCCGCAATCGTAAAATGAGAAAAAATGATTTAGAGGCATTAATGGTTGTATTACTTGGAAGTGTCACAATGATTTTGTATATTTTAAATTACGTAATAAAATAAAAATGAAGTGGATGTTTAAAGTAGAAAAGTTAGGTATCTGGGGAGTTGTAATCCTCACAATTATCTACCTATTGGTTATGAATGTATTTTTTGAATACGTGATTAACAGAGAGGTGGATTTAATTCTACAGGCAGGTGGATCAGTTATAGTCTTGATGTACACTGTTTTTATGATAAGACTAGTAGTGAATAAATTATTTAATAAATTAAAAAAAGAAGAAAAAAATGATTAGTATTGCAATTTTAGTGATCTCGGTGATCGTAGGAGTGTTTATGTTTTTAAGAAACGTAAAAAATGAGGTGAATATGCCATTTTTAAAACCAGTTTTGGTTGTTGTGGTGGGTCTTTTAGTTAGTGGAGTACAACCGTATTCATTGGAAAGAATTGATGCTGGAAACAAAGGAATTGTTGTTAATTTAAGTGGTTCAGAACGTGGTGTATCAAATTACCAATACAAAACGGGTTGGGTTGTATATAACACTTGGACAACACAAGTATTAGAATTCCCAATCTTCCAACAACACATTGAGTATGACGATCAATCTGTAATCTTAAAAGGTGGATTTGGTGCAACTATCAAACCAACATTCAACTACTCATTACGTGAGGATGCGATTGGTGATATGTTTGTAAACTTGAGACGACCAATTAAAGATGTTGAACAAGGATGGTTGAAAAACGCAATTATCGGAGCAGTTAATGATGTTGCGAATACTTGGGAGGTTGATAGTATTTTTAATCACCGACAAGCGTTTGAATCAGCAATTGTTGCGGAATGTAATGTTAGGTTATCTAAATGGTTTAATGTGTCTCAATTGAGAACAAATATAACACCACCTGAAACATTACAGGAGGCGATCATCGCAAAGACAAAGGCAATCCAACAAGCGGAAGCGTCAGAACAACAGGCAATCGCCGCAATCTCTGAAGGAAGACGTAAGGTGGCCGTGGCAAGAGCTGATTCTGCAGAAACTATAATTAACGCAAATGCTTCGGCACTTTCAATTAAGATCAAACAAAGTCAAATAACACCTATGTATATTGAGTACTTAAAGGCATCCGCTTGGGACGGTAAATTACCAACAACGGTAGCAGGTGGTTCAGGATTGTTTTTAAACCTGAACAAATAATAAAAGGTTAAACAAATTAAATCCTCACAATAAGTGGGGATTTTTTTGGTTTATAACTAAAAATTAATTACTTTTGTTTTATGGAAAAAGTTATCATTGAAAAAGATATGGTTCGTAAATGTGTCATCCTTGAAAATGAGGGTGAAGTTGTATTTCGTTCAGGTTACGGTGAGTTTCATGAAGACGTTGCAAATCATTTTAGAAACGAAGAACCTGAACTGAAGGGTTGGAGAATCCGTGGTGGGGGAAGAGTTCGTTGGTCTGATCTTGGAATTAGAGTTTATGGTTATTCTGTTGATTATGGAAGAATGGATAAAGATTTAGTTGAGAGACTGGTGTCTGAGTTTGCAAAAGAAAAAGGGGTTGATTTTATTAACGAAACAGGAGAAGGATATTAATATGAGTTTATTTAAATTTTATGAGGTAGGGGGAAAAATTAGAGACGAGATCTTAGGTCTCCAATCTAAAGACGTTGATTATGTTGCGGTCCCAAGTGATACATTATTGGAAAAGTACAAGAGTGCTCACGAGATGTATGTGGTGTTGGAAACATTTCTTTTAAATGAGAAATTTGAGATATTCCTATCAACACCTGATTGTTTTACTATAAGAGCTAAGTTCCCTAAGGATCACAAATATCAAGGGGTTGCAGACTTCGTAATGGCTCGTAAAGAGATTGGGTATGTGGAAGGAACAAGAACTCCTATCATTGTACCAGGAACCCTTAAAGACGATTTAGAACGTAGAGACTTTACCGTTAATGCCATGGCTAAAGGTGAAGATGGTAAGATCATTGATTTATTTGATGGAATGAATGATTTAAAACGAATGGTTCTTATAACTCCACTACCACCTGAACAAACATTTAATGATGATCCGCTTCGTGTTTTAAGAGCGGTAAGATTTGCAATAACAAAAGGGTTCAGTTTAAAATTTTTAGATTACTACATCAACAACTACGATTATGAAAATAAGATGGGAGTTGTATCATCTGAAAGAATTAGAGAAGAGTTGTTTAAATGTTTCAAACACGATACAATGGGTACGTTAGATATGTTAAATGACTACCCAACGTTAAAGAGATATATTTTTGAAAACAAATTAATGTGGTTGAAGCCCACAATGGAAAATTAATAAATTATGGAAAATAGAAGTAGACATTACGGAGACGTAGATAAATGGGTGAGAAAAGTAATTAATTCCTGCGAGACGTATCAACAAACTATTAGTGTGAGAAGTTTGATACGTAATTTTGAGAGTCAAATGCGTCGTAATAAAGTTGATCGTAGTTTAATTTGGTCTGTTAGGGCTTCTTTAGATTTAGAATTAAGTTTTAAACGAGATGAATTATTAAAAAAACAAATAGAAAATGGAAAGTAAAAGTTATAAAATTGCGGCAATAATAGGAGTTATTATTGGGTGTGTTATAGGATCTATGATGTCCTACTCAATGTTGAAAGAACATAAAAAATGTGAAATTTTGGTTGAGGAAAATAAAATGTTGAGAGATATGTTATACGAGGGACAAAATCCTCAGTAATATTTGTATATTTGTAAAATATTATTTAGAAAAATACAAAAATGATTGATAACTTAAAAAATATAAAACCATTACTTAACTTCACTGAGGTTGGAGATTTCTATATGTTGTATGTATTCAAACGTAAGAAAGACCAACCTGAAGGTGAGAGAGACAATCACCAATCTGTAAGGACTATTAAGACTTACTGTGTTGATTCTATTGAGTATCTTGATAAACGATACGATGAGATTAAACAACTTTGTGAGATGTTTAAGGCTCGTGCTTATATCCATGTCCAAAAACAAAATCATAAGGACGTATCGTTAAATATGTTATCATTACTTGCTGAACGTATACGAGATGGTGTATCAAACCAGAAAGGTTTATTTGATTCGGTTGTTGGTCAGATCAAGACTCAAGAAAAGAGATGGATTATTGATTTGGATGATGTTGAGGTGGTAAGTCCTTTAATGATGGCATTCATTGAATACGAATGTAACCCAATCACTGAAGTTAAATTTGATGAGGTTGGTATTCCAAATGGTTACATTTCAGGACCAAAGATTGAAGCGATCATCCCAACTAAAAGTGGATTCCATTTAATCACCAAGAAATTTGACGTTAAGAAGTTCAAAGATAAATACCCTGACGTTGATATTCAAAAAAAGAATCCAACATTATTGTATTACCCAAACAGTTTAGACAATGATTAATAAAGAACTAAAGAAAAAAGAATGTTTGTTTGAAATCGTTGATGATCTCGCCAATGGTATGGACATATATAACCATAATGGATCTTTTTGGTTAATTAACACCAAAGAATTAAAATGGATGATTGAATTTACTAAAGATAAAACATTGTGGTATAACTATAATATTTTTAAATCTTTATTTAAAGCAATGTCTTTGGATGTTATGGAAAATCAAGAATATATTACCGAATGGTTTGAGTCAAGATTTCTTAAACCTGAGGTGGTTGAAGATACCATAAACCTTCATTTTGAACTCCAACCCATAGTTGAGAATACCATTCAAAATGGGGTGAAACACACCTCACATACAGTTGTTCGAGTTCCGAGAAAAGTTGAAGATACCATTCAAAATGGGGTTAAACGCACCGTACCTGAATCAATTGCCGATTCATTCGCTATTGAAGACACCATTCAAAATGGGGTGAAACACACCCAATGTGAATTACTCGGTTCAATCCATCATGTTGAAGACACCATTCAAAATGGAATTAAACGTACCAATATGGATCGATGGAACGGACGGTACACCATTGATAATACCATTAAAAATGGGGTGAAATATACCCAAGGGGATCAACAACCATTTCATGTTGACGTTGAAGATACCATTCAAAATGGGGTGAAGGAAACTGAATTACATAAAGGGGTTAGACCATTGGCAGTTGAAGATACCATCCAAAATGGGGTGAAAGAAACCTTATCATTAAGGTTACCGTTAAGTGGACAAGTTGAAGATACCATTGAAAATGGGGTGAAAGAAACCAAAAGTATGTGTGGGAAACGTAATGGTAGAGTTGATAATATAGTTCAAAATGGTGTTAAACATACTGAAGATGGTGATTGGTTAGATGGTGATGAAAGAATAGGAGATATTATTCAAGAAGGTGTGAAGGAGACTATTCCCACACTACGACGTACTCTTCTTGGGGTTGATGATATTGTTCAAAATGGTGTAAAAGAAACCTGTGAAGATGTGTATCACCATAGACATAGAATCTTTGGTGTGATTAAAAATGGGGTTAAAGAAGTTCAACCACTACCGGCACAAGATGGGAATATGGATTGGGGTAACTATTATCACGACAAAGAAGATAGAACAAAACCTTTTAATGAGTATCTTAAAGATGCGATAAGGTTTGGTAATCAAGTATTTTTTACTTAAGTTTTTAAAAAATTTATAACAATGAATAATAAAATGTTTTATCGGTTTGGCAAATGGTTTGAAATAAAATTCGGATGGTTTTTTATTAATGGTAGAAAACAAGAAGTGTGGGCGGAATACTTACGTAAAAAATATAAAAATGGAAATAGAGAAATTTGAACAGGCAAAAAAAATAAAAGAAAATATTGATAGGTTAGAAACACAGAAGTATAAGTTAGAATCTGCACTTAAATCTTGTGGGGTAGGAGTAACAATCGGATATACAAGGGGAGGATCTTTTCCAAGTAAACAAGAGGTAAGTGTTTATAACAAAGAACTTATTAAAGAAATGATAACCAAAGAACTTGATAGGTTAAAAGAAGAAATAGAGTTAGTCAAAAAAGAATTTGAATTAATGTAATGGGAATAGATAAATTACAACAACTATGTAAGTATATCTATGATTCTTCTGTTATGAGTTATAATGGGAAAACCAATCCCACCAAACAGATCAATAATATTAAAGAAATGATCCGAACTTACATTAGAACTGAGGTTACACCTTGTGAACTAACGGATCAGGAGAAGTTATCTTATATACTTGATAATGAAATGATAATTACTTCTGCGGTCATGAAAGGTCATCAGGCTAGTGATGGTGATGAATTTCAGGAAATGAGATCTAAAATAAAACAATATAGAATAGATTTAGGTTTAATAAAAAAATAGTACATTTGTAATATGGATAAAGTAAAAATATATTTGGATGATGTTCGCACACCAGTAGATCCAAGTTGGATTGTTGTTCGTTCTTATGATGAGTTCGTTCAAAAGATAAACTCAATTGGGTTGGAGAACATTGATTTGATATCGTTGGATCACGACTTAGGTGATAGTGCGATGAATGAATGGTTGTATGGTGTTGTAA